CGGCAATGCGTATTTGCGGGCACGACCAATACCGACAACTGGCTGGCAGACGATACCGGTGGGCGCCGCTTCTGGCCCATTGTCTGTGGCGACATTGACCTGAAAGGGTTAGCCGCCGCTCGGGACCAACTCTTCGCGGAAGCCGTCGTCGCCTTCCATGCCGGCGTGAGCTGGTGGCAAATGCCTGACAGCGCCGCCACCGAACAAGCGAATCGGCAACATTTCGACGAATGGACCCATCTCGTGCTGCCGTGGGCGCGACTTCAAATGCTTCAAGGATCTGCGTCTATTACCATCAAAGATGTGATGACCTCTGCCATTGGCCTCACCGCAGATAAAATGTTGAAGTCACATGAGATGCGCATTGCCAGCATCCTCAAGCTCGCCGGCTGGACGCGTCATCCCCCCACGAAAGTGTGGTATCCACCTGACGAACTAGAGGCCTCAAAATGACGAGGTGGAGGCTGGTGGATAGTAAAAATAGCCGCTTAAACATTACCTTTTATCCACCTATCCACCTATCCACCTGTATATACGTATGTATGTAAAAAAGCGTAGTAGTTACAAAAAGCCAAAAAAGGTGGAGGTGGTGGATAAACTGCAACAGTTAGATGGTGAAACCGAAAGGAAATCATAAAATCATGGCGACTGTGCGTTTCTGCGACCGCTGTCAAACCAAAGAAACCAATCGAATCGATGTGACCCCCGCGTTTATTGGCCTCCATGGCACAGCCCCGAAACTGATGGCTGACCTGTGCCCGGACTGTCATAGAGACCTCGACGCCACGCTCAAAGGCTTCCTGAAAGGAGAAACCGTGCCACACTATCCCGTCCTTAAGGCTTGACTACTTGAAAAATACCCACGGCGGCAAACGGAAGGGCTCCGGACGCAAGACCGGGACCAAATGGCCCGCGACCTTGGAGAAGGAGCGCGTCCGCGAACAGGTGCGCCAATTCATCAACGCCCACGTGCAAGACCTCCTGCACGCCCAGGTGGCGAATGCCAAGGGCTTGCAGTATCTGGTCTATCGCGATAAGCAGACCGGCAAATTTGAGCGCGTCCGCTCGCTCGAGGATGTTGACCAGGACGCCGAGGTGATCGAGGTCTGGGAAAAAGACCCCAGCGTCCAAGCGTTCACGGATTTACTCAACAGAGCGATTGATCGGCCGAAAGAACAAGTGCAGGAGATTGAGATTCGGGCGGATAATACGACGGCGCTCGATCGCGCGAAGGAGCGATCGTTGTTGAAGTTGAAGCCATGAGCATCTATGAGACGTTTCTGCTGGGCGTGCTCACGGGCGGGGCGATCGTCTGCGTGGTCATTCTCCTCGATGCCTGCTATCCGTGGGTGTATGAACGGTTCCGCGCCAAGGTGTTAGGGTCGAGACGATAATGCCCGCGAAGGAGCGGTCGTTGCTGAAGCTAAAGGGGTGACGCATGAAAGTGAAAGCGTTACGAGTGACGTGGCCGGATGTTGTAGTGGATGTCGTTGTCGGACGACAGGAAGTCGATCTCATCGCCTATAAAAAAACTCAATTACAAGCCGTGCTCACGCTGTCGGCAAATAATGCGGAGATATTAATCGCGAGCCTTTCGACGGCTGTGGCGATCCTTCGGCGGGCGGAAGCCGAGCGGAAAGCTCACCCCACCTTAAAATCGGCATGAGCAGTCCTGCCCCCTCGCGCAGCTACGATGACGACCTTGTCGAGTGGTGCGCCTCCCTCTATGCGGATCCCCTAGCCTGGGTCTGCGGCGCGTTCCCCTGGGGCGAGCCAGGCCCCTTGCAGCACTATCGTGAGCCCGACACGTGGCAATGCGAATTCCTTGAATGGCTGGGGAGTGAGATTAAAGCGCGGGACTTCGATGGCGTCCATCCCGTCATGCCGATTCGTGCGGCTGTCTCGAGCGGCCACGGCATTGGGAAGGGCGCGTTAACGGGGATGCTCGTCAGCTTCCTTATGAGCACCAGACGCCACGCCAAAGGCGTCATCACGGCGAATACCGGGCCACAGCTCCAAGACAAGACATGGCCCTCGATTACGACGTGGGTGAAGCGGGCGATTACGCGCGATTGGTTCGAGTTGAATACCAGCATCCTGTATCGCAAAGGCCATCGCGAAGAGTGGAAGTGCAGCCCGCAGACGTGCGATCCGGACAACAGTGAGAGCTTCGCCGGTCAGCACAACGCGGCGAGCACGAGCTTCTACATCAACGACGAAGACAGCAACGTGCCGGAGATCATCCACGAAGTGCAAGAGGGTGGCTTAACGGACGGCGAACCGATGCAGTTCTTGTTTGGCAACCCGACGAGGCGGCGCGGGAGCTTTCATGACATCGTGTTCGCGGGGAAGGGGCGCGGGTGGAAGACGTGGCAGATTGATGCGCGCACGTGCCAGTTTCCGAATAAGGCGCTGATTGCGGAACAGCTCGAGGATTGGGGCGAAGACAGCGACCGATTCAGAGTCCGCGTGCGAGGGTTGCCGCCGAATGCGGAAGACGCGCAGTTTATCGATGCGGTGCGCGTGCGCGAGGCGCAGAAGCGCACAGTGGAGGTGCTGGATGATGAACCGCTGGTGGCAGGTTGCGACTTGGCGTGGGGTGGAAAAGATTCGAACGTTATACGCTTCCGACGAGGCCGCGATGCTCGGACAATCCCTGCTATTCGTATTGCAGGAGAGCTTACACGTGACCCATCCGTTCTTACGAATCGACTCGCTGACGTGCTCGATGGGTCATATGGGGGCCGACGAGTGGCAATGCTCTTTCTTGATTCGGCGGGAATCGCCGGGAGTATTGGCACCCGGCTCCGAGAGCTCGGTCATACGAACCTTCTCGAAGTGAACTTCGGCGCCGACAGTCCCGACAAGAAATATCGGTATATGCGGGACATGATGTGGGGTCGGATGAAGGAGTGGCTGGTCAACGGGGCGATTGATACGTCGCCGCGGCTCGAGAACGACCTGACGGCGCCAGGGCTGCGAGAGGATTTGAAGCAGCGGGTGTGGTTGGAGAGCAAGAAAGAGATGGCGGCGCGGGACGTGCCGAGCCCGGATGAAGGGGACGCGCTGGCGCTGACGTTTGCGCAGACGGTGGCGCGGAAGAAGAAGGAAGAGCCGACGCCGCAGCCGTCGTTTAGCGGGTTTAGTCAAAGCTGGATGGGTTAGGATAGGGGCCATTCATGCGCGAGATTGTCTACGACTTAAAACCGCATACGGTGGGCGAGCGCGAGGTCGCTGATTGGGATCGCCTCGTGGATGGGCGTATCGTGACGTTTCGGGATGTCCCGCTCGTCTATCTGCGTCCAGCCACTCGTGATGAATACCTCGCGCAGCATCCATGCGCGGGAAGCCGATTCCCTCCCGGCGATCTGTTCTTTTGGGAAGTGAGCATCGACTGATGTTCCACCTCCCAGACCTCCCGATTGTCGGCTATAGCACGACGCGCGAGCGGGCGCTCACGGACAACATTCAGGAGTTTATTCGGCAGATTGAACGCGACCGCCCGCGGCTGTTGACGATTGTGTGCGAGGGGCGCGAGAAGTGGCGCCAGGTGGCGGGCGATATCTGGCGGGGCTATCGGATTGGGGAAGAGGATGGCACCCTCAATGCGATCTTTGCGTATTTCGAGTTGCTGGCGAGTCCGCCGCGGGTGCAGGCGAAGCTGTTGCATGCGCCGAAGAACGCGCTGAAGTGGCGAGAGACGATGCGGCAGGCGATGCCAGGGATTGAAGCGGAACGCGAAGCCTTGAAGGGGCTACGGCGATGACGCTGACGCGCGGCGAACTGGAATACCTGCTGCTGTTGGCCACGAAGGAGCAGCAGCGCGTGCACGTACATCAGCATGGCGTGCTCCATCCCGTGCTGTTCCCGCATTGTCAGCATCCCGATTGTTTGTTTGTGCATGAGATTGCCGACCTCGTAGCGGGTATTCCGCGCAAGAAGCATCAGTTGATTGAGGTCGCCTAGTGGCGAAGGATCTGATTCGCGAAGCGCGGGAACGCTGGAACCGGGCGGCGGAAGCGGAAGAGCAGCAGCGCAATCGCATTGTGCGCGCGAAGCAGTTTCGGGTGGGCGACCAGTGGCCGGCGGCGATTAAGCTGGCGCGGGAAGGCGGGAATAGCCTGCAGGGGATGGCACCGCAGCCGCCGCGGCCGTGCCTCGTGGTCGATCGCCTCTCGCAGCCTGTTCGGCAAGTGAGCAACACCATCAAGAATGCCAGTTTCGGCTTTGACGTGCTGCCGGCGGGTGGCTCGAGCGACCAGGACACGGCGGATATCTTCAAGGGCTATCTGCGCTGGATGATGAACAACTCGCGCGGAGAATCCCCGATTGAATGGGCCGCGGACCAGGCGATCGAGGGCGGAATCGGCTGGTTCCGGCTGCGCACGGATTACATCAACGAGACGTGGGATGGGGAACTGACGGAAGAGGCGATGTGGCAGGCGCTGTTTATGGAGCGCATCACGAATAATCTCACGGTCTACGGCGACCCGTCCGCGGTGCGGCCGACGCGTTCCGATATGAAATGGGCCTTCGTGACGGAGGATCTCAGCCGCGATGAATTCGAGCGGCTGTATCCGAAGGCCGATATTCGCGGGCTCGAGGCGTTCATGGCGACGGGCGATAAGGCCGCCTGGTCCTCGTGGGTGAGCGAAGATAGCATCCGCATTGCCGAGTATTACCGCATCGAGTATACGAATCGGCATCTGTATCAATTGCAGGATGGATCGGTGGTCGAAGAGAAGCCAGACGACAAGGCCGACATCAAGGCCGAGCGCGTCATGCGCGTGCCCTCCGTGAAGTGCGACAAGATTAACGCGATTGAATCATTGCAGTCGTTCGATTGGGTGGGCTCGCGCATTCCGCTGATTCCTATTCTGGGCGAAGAACTGAACGTCGACGGGAAGATCTGGCTGCGCGGCGTGATTGAAGAGGGCATGGACGCGCAGCGGATGGTGAACTACACGTATAGCGGCGCCGTGGAGATTTTCGCGCTGGCGCCGAAGAATGCCCCGATGATTGCGGCGGCGAGTGTGGCGAATTATAAGCAGATTTGGCAGACGCGCAACATCATCAATCACGCGTATCTGCCGTTTGACCCGTGGGACCAGGAAGGCAAAGAGTATCCCACGCCGATGCTGGATACGACGGAGCCGCCGATTCAGGCCGCCGTGGAATTGATGCGCGTCAGTGAGGATGCGATTAAGGCCACGACGTCGACCGGCGATGCGTCACTGGGGAACACGAATCCGAATGAGCGGAGCGGGCGGGCGCTGCAAGCCTTGCAGGCGCAAAGCGACCTCGCCAATAGCAACTATCCCGACAACGTGAAGCGGGCGCTGATTTACGCGGGCGAGCTGGCTGTGGAGATCATCCCGAAGATTACGACGAAGGGGCAGATTATTCACATTCTCGGGATGGATGATGAGCCCGAACAGGTGATGGTGGGCCAGCCCTATCAGGAAGGGCCGAACGGGCAGCCGCAACCCTCACCGCCGAACATCACGCCGGAAATCGCGCAGCTCGAGGGGAGCCTGCACAAGTTTTACGATTTGAACAACGGGCGCTATGCCGTGACGGTGTCGGTGGGCAAGGCGACGGCGACGAAGCGGGAAGAGGGCGCGCAGGCGCTGGGCGAACTGATTCCGCATCTGCCGCCGGAGATGGCCGCCGTGGCCACGCCTGATTACGTCGAGCAGTTGTCGTTCCCTGGCAGTCACAAGATTGCGGAGAAGTTGCGGAACGCGCTGCCGCCACAGTTGCAGGACAAAAACGATCAGCCGCAGATTCCGCCGGCTGTGCAGGCGCAGATGCAGCAGATGCAGGCCGAACTCCAGAAGGCGCAGCAGTTCATTCAGACGAAGCAGGCTGAACAACAGGGCAGTTTGCAAGAGACGCAGATTAAGACGCAGGCCGATATGCAAAAAGCGCAAATGGGCTTTGCGAATGAACTGAAGCTGCAGGAGATGAAGAACGCGAACGCGATTGCCGTCGCGCGCATCTCGGCAGCGAAGGTCATGATGGACCCGCAG